AATAATACTATTGTTCAAAGACATTCATCAGGATATATATTTGCTAATTACTTTAACACGACCCCAAATGATGTTTCCTCTGGTGTTACTAAAGTTTGTGTAGAAACTGGAAATGATGGATACATAAGACATGGTGATACTGCAGCGATACAAACTTTTATTAATGCAAGCACTTCAGCTAGCACCAATACAATTGTAAAAAGAAATGCTTCTGGATACATTTTTGCTAATTATTTCAATACTACAGCGAATGATGTAAGTTCTGGCGTTACAAAAGTAATGGTAGAAACAAATAATGATAATTATATTAGACATGGCAGTGCTGCTGCTGTTAGATCATTCTTAAACGTTGCTGATGGTGCAAATAATATTACAAATAATAATCAGTTGAGCAATGGTGCTGGATATATCACTGCAACAGATGTTCGTTCAATGAACGAAGCTGCAAGCACTGGTCAATCAAACACTTCAAGCAATTCAGATACAAATAAAGTAACACTTTCAATAAGTACAGTATCAAATTCAAGAGTTTTGGTGGCTTATGGTTTTGAAATAAAACATAGTGATACTAGCAATAAAAGTTGTGTTGCAACTGTTAAAGGCACTAACGTAGCTTTTGTAGGTGGTAATATTACGGAATCTCATAAAGACACATACTTTCAAAGGTTTCATGGTAACGTGCTCGATATAAGTAGTCACTCTGGCACTAGAACATATATAATTGCATTCCGTAGATCAACCTCTGGTGGATCTGCCAGTATTCGTAATGCTTATTTGACTGTAATCGAGATGAGTGTATAAATTATGAAATATACAATCGCAGACGCATTAACCATACTAAGACCAGATTCATCTTGGAATCTTGATGGATCAGAATACTCTGGACTTGAGTGGTTAGATGGTGGTGCAACAATACCAACTGAATCAGAATTAAACACAAAAGTCGCTGAACTTGATGCAGCAGAACCAATGAGATTGTTGCGTGAAGAAAGAAATCAATTACTTTCTGAGACTGACTGGATGGTAACAAGATCAATTGAAACTGGTGTTGCAATGTCAAATGATTGGAAAACATATCGTCAGGCATTGAGAGATTTACCTGCGAGTTCATCACCAAGTTTGGATGAATATTATAATTTAGATATAACATCGGTAACTTGGCCAACAGAACCTTCTTGACAAAAATACCTATATATGCTAGGATATTAAAAATCGGAGTCTTTCAATGAACGATGCATCAGTAGTAAAGACGATAATCGATATTTGTTCAAGGTCTTTTAAAATTGTAAGTGATCAAGGTTACGTACAGTTAGTTCAATGTCAATCCGTTGAAGAATTCATGGATGTTCTAGAGGTCTGTCATGAATTTTGTGATGATGATATGCTTTGTTATTCTGAAATAATTACAAAACCTAAAAGAATCAGAAAAACGAGAAAGAGAAAGAAAACTGAATAAATAGATAAAAAAGATATGAAAAGATTTCAAGAATTTGTCGAGAATGTAGATAAGGTTGCTGCGTTAAAAGCAAAGCAGAGGGCTACAGTTGACAAATTTAAATCAACTTCTAAACCAACTCCTGTTCAAAAACCAGAGAGAAAAGTTCACTCTGGAGATATTGACACACAAAATATGGTTGCTGCAAAACAAGCAAAAGCAAAAGCAATGGCAAGAAAAGCAGAAATCCGTGCTGAAATCCAGAGAGAGAAACAGGATAAATAGATCATAGACAGATTTTGTATTTAAGCGATGCCACTTAATAAGTTAGAGAATTTTATAAAGAACACTGAGGGAAGGATTCTCTATGTTAATCCAAGCGACTTGGATGCAACAGATAGTATATCAAATCAAGGAAACTCTTTAGCACAACCCTTTAAGACAATCCAGAGGGCTTTGCTTGAGTCTGCAAGATTTTCATATGTAGAAGGAAATAATAACGATTTAATTGAGAAGACAACAATATTACTTTTTCCCGGTGATCACATAGTTGATAATAGGCCAGGATTTGGTATTAAGGAAGTCGGGGGTTCTGCGAAAGCGATTGCCCCTGACGGATCAGGATCAAATGGTGCACAATCTGAAGCGACTGAAACTTTATCATTAAATTTAACCTCTGTATTCGATTTAACACAAGAAGATAATATTTTATATAAGTTTAATAGTATCAATGGTGGTGTCATTGTTCCTCGTGGAACATCTCTTGTTGGTTTAGATTTAAGAAAGACGAAAATAAAACCAAAATATGTTCCAAATCCCCTTGATGATACCGTAGCAAGCACTGCACTCTTTAGAATCACTGGTACTTGTTATTTCTGGCAGTTTTCAATATTTGATGGTGATGAGTCAGGACTTGTATTTACAGACAGTTCTGATTTTACAGCAGCAAATCAATCAAAACCAACTTTTTCACACCACAAACTTACTTGTTTTGAATATGCAGACGGTGTTAATATCGATGACCGATTTAATTTAACAGACTTAGCAATATATTATAGTAAATTATCAAATGCCTTTAACAGCACCGCAAGACCTATTGATTCTTTAGACAGATTCCCTGATAATAATAACGGACTTGCACCTCAAAGACCTGAATTTGAGATAGTTGGTGCGTTTGGATCAGATCCAATTACTATATCTAATATAATATCTGGTAATGCTACTACACCAACTTCGATTATCACTGTTACCACAGCGTCTGATCATGGATTAACAACAGGAACACCAATTAAGATAAGAGGTGTGGATGATATAAGATATAACTTATCTACAAAAGTACAAAATGTAACAGGACTTCGCACTTTCACATATCTCTTACCATTTGTTCCTGATGATCTTGCTGCAAATCCCGGAACAACAGCTGGTACAGTCACAATTGAAACTGACACAGTATCTGGTGCTTCACCATATATCTTTAACATATCACTTCGTTCAGTTTATGGAATGAACGGAATGCATGCAGATGGTTCTAAAGCCACCGGTTTCCGTTCAATGGTGGTTGCTCAGTTTACTGCAATATCACTTCAAAAAGATGATCGTGCATTTGTAAAATACGATCAAGAATCAAGAACTTATAAAGGTATCATTCCATCTGCTACCCCTCCAAGAGGATCTGAACTCGCTACACTATCATCGTCTCAAGATGCTTCAAAAGTTTATCACTTAGACTCTGATGCGGTATATCGAAAGGGATTTGAAACGATTCATATCAAATTATCAAATGATGCGATCATGCAGATCGTATCTGTATTCGCGATTGGATTTAATAAACATTTCAATGCAGAAACTGGTGCTGATGCTTCAATTACAAACTCTAACTCAAACTTTGGACAGTTTGCGATAGCATCTGATGGATTCAAAAAAGATGCTTTTGGAAAGGATGATGCTACATATGTCACTCACATTCTTGCTCCGAAAGAAATTACATCCCCCGAAACAAATGTTGATTGGCAAAGAATTAACGTAGATGCCACTAAGAAGGTTCATGCCGACACTGGTGGTGGTAGCGTTGGTATCTCAAGTCATCTATATCTCTTTGGATTTGATACCTTAGATAATGCACCACCTACCGTAATTCAAGGATATCGAGTTGGTGCTGCTGCAAATGATAAATTATTTGTTGATTTTACAAATACTAATGCACCTTCTGGAACTGGTATTAAGGAAGCACCTATTCGCATGACAGGTGGAACTAATATTGATTCTAGCGTCAAATTATATAAAGTTACTGCAGGCCCAACAAATAATGTATTCACCATTGGTGCTCATCAACTTCAGACAGGGGAGAAGATTAGGATTATTAGTGATAGTGCAGATCTACCTGAAAATTTAGAAGAAAATACAATATATTTTGCGATTGTTGTTGCTGGATCACCAACTAACCAAATTAAATTAGCATCGTCAAAAACTAATGCTGATAATGGTGTTGCACTGACAGTTTTTGGTGGTAGTAAATTAAAAATAGAGAGTCGTGTATCTGACAAAGCAGCGGGTGATATCGGATCACCATTCCAGTTCGACTCTGGAACATTTGTATCTCTTGCTGACGGACAAACAAAAACTCGCGGTTGGTATTTGTTAACAGAACCTAATAACCAAATATTTCAAGTAATTAATGCTCAAGGAGTGACAGGTGCTGCTGGTTTAGGAGAAAAAACACCCGTTCCATTCATCAAAAGAACTGCTGATGAGAGATCACTTGATGAGAAAATTTATAAGTTACGAGTTGTAGTTCCAAAGGAGAGCACAAATGCTAAAAATCCTGAAGAAGGATTCATATTGCAAGAATCAAGTTCAACTGGTATTACATCTACAAATGCATTTGACTTTACATCAATCACGCAGAGTGATGTTGCATTTAAGAGAAACTATAGATTTATAAGCACTTGTTCAGAATTATCTGATACTGTTACAGTAGTGACCGTTGCACCACATGATTTAAAAGTTGGTGAAAGAATTTTTGTAAGAAATTGTAAGGATAATGATGCAAACGGAACTTCAACCGGTGTATTTAATAAAGGATTTAATGGATCATTTACTGTAGCTACAATTGTAGATGATAAAACATTTACATATAGTGCTCAAGACACTGATGGAGTAACACATTCTATTGGTGACTTTACTAGTGATACAACAACCAATGCATCTAGAACTGGTGCTGCTGGCAATGTTTTGCCAAGATTTGAAAGAAATGATAGTAAGAGCAATTTCTACATCTATCGTAATGAAACAATTACTCCATACATTAAAGATACTCAAGATGGTATCTACCACCTATTTGTTCTTCATGCTGATAATCCAATCACTGAAGAATTTACAGATCTTAAATATGGACAAAATGTTGTTGATTTATATCCACAATTAGATCGAGATAATAATCATTCAAACCCACCGTCAGCGGTGTCATTCGCAAAGAGAAATCCACTTGGTGATGTAGCTACAGACGATCTAAGAAAGAGTATTACAAGAGAGACAACAGATAAAATTATTAAAGATCTTGGATATGGAAAAAGAGTCACAGGAGTTACAACTTCTTTCCCATCAGCAAATGTTGGTGTTGCTACAATTACATTTGATAGACCACATGGTTTTGCATCTTTAAAAGTTCATTCTACAATATCAGCAAATGGTTCTGGATATACCGCAAGTGGGACTTTCCACAATATTAAATTATTTGATGAGGGAACTACCAATTGGAGAGGTGCAAGGGCATCTGTTACCACAAATGGAAGTGGAGCAGTCACATCTGTCACTATTACAGAGGGTGGATCAGGATATAATACGATTGGATCGGAAGTTCTCGATATTGATAGACAGTTTATTGGTGGATCTTCTGCAACTCAAGCAAAGATAACAATAGTTAATACTCACGGTGGTAATACTGGCATATCAACTAATATTGGGGATACATTACAATTCACAGGAGTTGGAACTGCTACTGATGGATTATATCGTATCGCATCAGTTCCAAGTTCGACCACAGTTTCAGTTGCTTTGACTGCGACATCACCAAGACCTCAAATCAATCAATATGCAATCAATGTTGCACCCTCTGTTGAAATAGCAAGTGAATCATTCTCAGTTGATACAACTACCTTTACTACAATTAAAGGACATGGATTAATCAGTGGACAAAAATTTAACGTACTAGATGCTAATAATCAAAATTTAGGTTCATTCTTCGTAAAAACAAAAGTTTCTGCAACTTCATTCACAGCTGTTACAACAGTTGATCTCGGCACTCCTAAGTTTATTCTTCCAGACGGGGTTGCATCAGCAACACCATTATCAGATAAAGAAAATGAGAATGTTGGTTCAAGAGGATTAAGTTTCTATGATGGTGATTTCTTCTTCTTAGGAGCAGATGCAACCAATTCAACAACACTCACCATAACTCTTCCAAACGGATCTGCATTAAATAGTGACGCTCAAATATTGGCAAGATTCCCGCTAGGAACTTATTTCCAAGCTGGTGATGAAATAATGAGAAGAAGTAGCGTGACTGCTCCAGCTAACGGAAAAATTAGTGTTATTCGATCTGTATTTGGCACTCCACAACAAAATCATTTAAGTGGTGATCCAATTAGAGTTGTAACTCCAAAAGCGATTGAATTACGCAGACCATCTATTATTCGTGCTTCTGGTCATACGTTTGAATATCTTGGATTTGGGCCCGGTAACTATTCAACTGCACTACCACAGGTTCAGGTCAGAACATTATCAGAACGTGAAGAGTTCTTGGTACAGTCACAAGAGAGATCATGTGGTACTGTTGTATATACAGGTATGAACAACAGAGGTGACTTCTTTATTGGTAACAAGAGAGTTAGTTCTGCAACTGGTCAGGAAAGAACATTTGATGCACCGATTGCAACCGTAACGGGTGAAGATCCATCAAGATTATCTGTTATCTTTGATGAAGTGATTATCAAAGAGAGATTAGTTGTTGAGGGTGGTAAGTCTAATACAATTCTTACTCAGTTTGATGGCCCTGTCACATTCAATAAGTTAGTTAAATTAAATGATGACCTAACTGTGAACGGTATTATGAAATTAAATAATACCTTTGAAATCACAAGTACGATTGAATCTAGTAGTAAAGATACTGGTGCATTCACTGTTGAGGGTGGTGTTGGAGTTGAGAAAAACTTAAATGTTGGTGGAAATCTTGGCGTTGCTAGTAATATTGTCGGTGATAGCGACTTAACCATTAAAGGAAATGCAACTATTGGAGATGCTAACACTGATTCTCACACATTTAATGGAACCGTAACTTTCAATGATCTGGTTAATTTAAATGGTGGTATTGATGTTGACAATATTGACATCGGTGGTAGTGACCCTAATTTAATAACAACTGATACAGGTGATTTAAAATTATCTGCGGATGGCACATCAATCGTGCAAGTTAATGATTCTTTGAGTGTACAAGATATTCTCACAGCTGGAGAATTAGTTGTAGATCAAACTAATCTTAACAACAACACATTACAAACAACCAGTGGTAATATTAATCTTTTATTAAAAGCACATGGAACTGGTGTAGTTGTTGTTGATGACTCATTTAAATTTGG